AACTTGCCGAAAAATGGATGACAGAAACAACCACAAACGGCAATGATATTCAACGTCCTATCGTTGGGATAATCAATCAGTCAAGGATGGCTATGCTGAAGTTTCTAAGCGAGTTTGGCATGACCCCTGCTTCACGTTCGCGGGTATCGGTTAGTAAGCGTGATGGTGAGAAGAACCCTTTTGCTAAGTTTAAATAACAGGTTTCGCAGTAAATATGGCAAACAAATATCCACTATCTGACAAAGCAAACAAATACGCCAAGAATTGCGTATCAGGCAAGATAAATGTATGCCTACAAGTACGCCAATCCTGCCAACGGCATTTAGATGACATGGAAAAATCAAAGGAACCTTCAAGCCACTTTGAATTTGACAAAGCCAAGTCGGAAAAGTTTTTAGAGTTTGTCCAGTTGCTACCTCATGTGAAAGGCAAGTGGGCCGGAACTAAAATAAGGCTCGAACCCTGGCAATGTTTTTGTTTTGGTGTCCCCTTCGGTTGGGTACGAAAAGATGATGGCACAAGGCGGTTCACTGAAGTATTCTTGCTTATGCCGAGAAAACAAGGAAAAAGTCTACTTGCCGCTGCGGTAGGACTGTATATGTTCTCAGTAGACGGAGAATCAGGTGCAGAGGTTTTCAGCGCAGCCAGTTCAGAAGCGCAGGCGTTTGAGGTTTTTAGACCTGCATGGCTCATGGCAAAGAAAGAAGCTAATTTCAGGGCGCATTTCGGCGTTGAGCTTATGGGAACCAGTAAGAACCCGGGTAACATTTATTCTTTGGAATCAGGGTCCAGGTTTGAAACAGTAATCGGTAATCCTGGTGATGGTGCTTCACCTCATTGCTGGATTCAGGATGAATACCACGAAGCTAAGAACTCAAGCTCATATGACACTGGTAAAACAGGTATGGGTGCACGTTCTCAACCTATGTTGTGGGTTGTGACAACTGCTGGAACAAACACTGCATACCCATGTTATTCTCTCCAAAAAAGATGTGAAAAAATCCTTGACGGAAAGATTGAAAACGACGAACTGTTCTCTGCGATTTATAGCATAGACAAAGATGACGATTTTACTGATTTTAAAGTTTGGAAGAAAGCCAATCCGAATTATGGAATATCTATTTCAGAGAGATTTTTAAAGGCACAACATAAAACAGCCCTCCAGGATAAAACAAAACAGAATATTATAAAATGTAAGCATTTAGACGTGTGGAGTAACGCCGGTTCATCATGGATGAATATGGTTGAATGGGAAAAATGCTATGATCCTGACATGTCCTTGTCCGATTTTTATGGTATTGCCTGTTATTTAGGGCTCGACCTTGCTTCAAAGATAGATATTGCTGCTAAAATGTATCTGTTCAAAAAAGGTGACGATTATTATTTGTTCTCAAAATACTGGATACCAGAAGAACGTACCTTTAGCGAAGACATGGCTCATTATTCAGGTTGGGTGCATGAAGGGGCGCTTAGTGCAACTCCCGGGTCAAGAATTGATATTGAGCATATTCAGGACACCATAAAGCAGGACGCTAAAGACTTTGACTTATCTGGATCAGAGAATGGTGGTGGTGAAGTGTGCAATGACCCTTGGAACGCTCAACAGTTGATTACAAACCTGTTAAATCAAGGAGTTGAATGTGTGGAAATATCCCAGACCGTTCAAATGCTGTCAGAACCTATGAAAGAAATTGAAGCTATTGTTAAGTCGGGCAAGTTTCACCATGACGGGAACCCGGTTACTTATTGGATGGTGGCTAACATCTGTTGCCGGGTTGATAAGAAGGATAATGTTTTTCCGTTCAAGGAAGCTGAAGAAAATAAAATTGATGGCGGCGTGGCTTTGATCACTGCGATGTCGCGTTGCATGTACGATGAATCAATAGAATCAATTTATTCCAGCAGAGGAGTAATAGTCCTCTAGCATAATAATGCTTGACAAGGGTATTTATTTGATGATACGCTTTCCACAATTGATATCAACATATATTGATATGTAACTATAGAGGTTTATCGTGTGAATGAAAGCTTTCAACATTAAGACCTTTTTTAAATCTATTTTACCGGATGCCGTATCTATTTGTGGGATTTCTCTCATTGGGTACGGCCTTTTTTTGTTCAAACCTTGGGTCAGCTATTCGGTAGTGGGCCTGCTTACTTTCATCTACGTTCTTGTCCGCACAAATAAAATTCAAAAAATAGACGTTAGGGATATCCTGTTTATTGGCGGGCTGATTGCCCTTGGCTATGGCCTTTATCTAAAAGCCCCATGGATATCATTCTCGGTGTGCGGTGCAATCCTCATGCTTTCAGGCTATATAATGAGGGATAGTAAATAATGGGATTAATTTCACGAATGGCGAAGCCAAAAGCGATTAACCTTGAAATGGAGAAAATTATTCGCACCGTCCTCGGTGGCGGATCTGGAACGGCTTCAGGAAACACAGTTTCGAACGATTCTGCAATGAGACAAGCGACTGTTTATTCTTGTGTTAATATTCTCTCCAGGGTAATTGGGATGCTTCCTTGTCATATGATGGAGCGGGTTGGTAAAAACAGGGAGGTTGCTAATGATTTTCATCTTTACGACCTTTTACATGACATGCCAAATGAATGGATGACGGCCTCAGAGTTTTGGGGTATGGCCATGAACCACCTTTCTTTAAGGGGTAACTTTTTTGCGCTTAAAGTAAAAACAACCATGGGGAAGGTAGTTGAGCTTATACCGTTTGGCCCAGACATAGTGCAGAACGTTGAGCAGAATACAAATTACACACTTACCTACAAATGCACATTGCCAGACGGAACACAATTAGACATACCCGGTTCAGAAATGATGCACATAAAGGGCATGACCATGAATGGGTACCTTGGCATGAACCCTATTGAATATATCAGGGAAAGCGTTGGACTTGGTCTTGCAACTGAAGAATTTGGCGCAAGGTACTTCGGGAATGGCACACACCCCAGCATGATAGTCGAACATCCTGGAAAGCTCTCAGATGCAGCACATAAGAATTTAAAAGAGTCTCTTGGCGAAGCTTATTCAGGCTTAGGAAAATCTCATAGATTGATGTTGCTTGAAGAGGGCATGAAAACTCAAGCGATTACGATAAGCCCGGAAGATTCACAATTTTTGGATACGCGCCGTTACCAAAAAGATGAAATCGTTGATATCTTTTTTGGTCTTCCATTAACCGTTATGAACTCTGGGAGTAACACACCAACATATGCTTCTGCTGAACAATTTTCTATTGGCTTTATCGTTTATGCGCTTATGCCTTGGATTGTCACTCTTGAGAAATCCGTTTACCGGGACTTGCTTACACCTGAACAGCGCAAAAAGTATTATGCAAAGTTCCAGGTTGCCAGCCTACAGAGGGGGTCGTTTAAAGATCAAATGGACGGATTCCAGACAGCGATAAACACCGAGATTTTTTCCCCAAATGAAGTCAGGGAAATGATGGATTTCAACGGATACCCAGGCGGTGATGAGTTCCGCACACGCACAAGTTCTATGAAACAAGAGAATACAACACCACCACCGGAAGATAAAAAGACAGGAGATGAGAAATGAAGCTATCTTACAGGAACGAGCAGAATGCAAGGTATATCGCCGAACAGTATAAGAAACCACTCGATAAGCCCGATTGGTACAAAATAGAAAATGTTGCTAAAGATGAGGCAGAGATTCTTGTGTACGATTATATAGGGTGGCCATATAATGATGCCAGGGAGTTTGTAGCCATTATATCACGCATGACCCAAAGCAAGATAACGATAAGGATTAACTCTCCGGGCGGGGACGTTTTTGATGCACATGCAATATATAATGCCATAAAAGCACATCCCTCAAAACCGATCACTAGAATCGAATCTCTTGCAGCTTCGGCAGCATCCTATATTGCGGTTGCCGGTTACGAGAAACAAGCATACAAAAACGCCATGATAATGATTCATGAACCCATGACAGGTATGTGGGGTAATCAGCATGAATTAAGAGAAGTCGCTGATATTTTGGCCCAAATAAACACTACAATGGTTGATATGTATGCTGACAATACCAATATTGGGAAAAAAGATATCAAGGATATGCTCAAGGCCGAAACCTGGATGTCAGCGAAGGCGGCCAAGGGTAAGGGTTTTGTTGACACCATTATGGAAGCCGGAAAATCTACCGACGCAAGCTTTGACCTTTCAATGTTTGCAAATTGCCCGGACGAATTTAAACCCCAAAAAGAACCAACAGAGCCAAATATAAGAAATTGTGAAGGAATCCTGCGAGATGTAGGGGGCCTTTCTGTTAATCAAGCCAAGGCAGTTCTTGCGAGAGGCTGGAAAGCCATTGGTGATATGGATATTGATACTGATTCACTTACAGAATCAGCCAAAAGCGTTTTAAAAACTTTAAAAGGGAATAGATAAAATGGAAGAGCTAAAGAAAACAATCAATGCGATTGGAACGGCTTTCGAAGAGTTCAAGACAGAAAATGATGCAAAGTTGAAAGAACTCGAAGCAAAAGGCACGGTTGATGCAGTTCTCACTGAAAAAATTGAAAAAATTAATGCTGATATCACAAAGATGGGTGAAATGAAAACTCAGCTTGAAGCAGTTGACAAAGCAGTTGCAAAACTGAATGCCCCGGCAGGTGGTGGAAACGCTGTTGTTGATAAAGCCAAAGCAGAACACGCAGCCGCTTTTGAAAAATGGTTTAGGAAAGGTGGGGAATCTGCCCTTGAAGCAGCAAAATCGCTTCAGATAAAAGCGGGCCTTTCGACATTGAGTGACCCTGACGGCGGATACGTTGTAGCACCTCCTGAGTTTGATAAAGCCATTGACAGAGTTGCTGGAACAATCTCAGTAATGAGAAATCTTGCCACAGTCAGAACAATCGGAACCAACACCTATAAGAAAATTGTCAACACAGGTGGAGCTTCTTCTGGTTGGGTCGCTGAAAAAGAAAGTAGGTCAGAAACAGATACACCAACCTTGAAAGAGATTGCAATCAACATGAAGGAAATATATGCCGAGCCTGGGGCTACCCAACTTTCGCTCGACGATTCTTACATGGACCTTGCATCCTGGTTGGCTGATGAAGTTTCCACAGAGTTCAACGAAGAAGAAGGGGCAGCATTTGTAACCGGTGACGGCGTGGCGAAACCCCACGGTATTGCCGGGTATTCAATGGTTGCCAATACCTCTTATGAATGGGGTAAAGTTGGCTATATTGCCGGGGGCCATGCAACGCTGCTGAATAATACCGACAAGCTGATTGCCCTTCAACATTCCCTGAAACCGGCCTATAGGAACGGTGCAACATTCCTCATGAATGATTCTACTGCTGAAACAATCAGGAAAATCAAAGACGGCGAAGGTAACTATATTTGGCGACCAGGATTAACAGAGAACGTACCTGATATGCTTTTGGGAAAACCAATTGCCTATGATGACAATCTTGCAGATATTGGAGCCGGGGCTTATCCCCTGTTTTTTGGTAATTTTAAACGTGCTTACCTGATCCTTGATCGAATGGGTATTCGTATTTTGAGAGATCCCTATACATCGAAGGGAAATGTCCTCTACTATACCACCAAGAGGGTGGGCGGCGGAGTTGTTATGTTTGAAGCGATGAAAGCTCTGAAGATAGCTACATCATAAAAAATGCTGGTGGCCATAAATTAATATGCCCGGGCAACCCCGGGCAACCAAAATAAAGGAATAAAAAATGAAAGATTTATACAACAACATTGAGGTAACTTCAATCCTTGACCCGATTGCTGTGACCGCAAGTGCAACTTATACAGACATTGACCTTAAAGGGTTTAATTCGGCCTGCCTGGTTATGAACTGCGGCCTTGACGGAGAAGCGCTTGGCGCTTCCCATAAGTTTGTAGGCGTTCTTTATGACAGCGCAGATGGAGACACATACGCCGTTGTAGAAACAGCCGACATGCTTGATTTGACAGTAGCTTCCGGTGTTATTTTTACCATTGATGCAGTCGGTGAAGATAAT